CAACCCCGTCAGCGTTTAACATATCACCATTATTCAAAGTTAGTACTTGAATAACTTTTCCGTTAGCTCCTAGTTTTGCAAAATGTGCCATAATGTTTCTCCTTATATATTAATTTTAAAAGTTAGTAAATACATATTAATTTTGAAATTTGTATCTAATTATCACGATTCCTGATCCACCAGCACCACCAGTTCCATTTCCACCTCCACCTCCACCACCTGCACCACCGCCGGTGTTAACTGTACCTGCAACACCAGTACCACTTGGAGCGCCACCTCCGTTACCTCCACCACCAGCACCACCAGCACCAGGTACACCAGAATCTCCAGTTCCACCTCCACCACCGCCTGCTCTTGCAGTTGGTGTTCCATTAATTGAACTTGTTGCTCCTGCACCACCAACTCCAGAAGTAGGACTAGTACCAGCTGTACCTGCAGCAGTTGCACCTCCACCACCAGATACATTATAGTTTGTGGGTGCAGCAGGTCCTTGACTTCCACCAGCATTTCCTTGTGGAGGACTGACAGGAGGTGTATTTCCTGTTCCGCCAGTGTTAGGTCCATAAGAAGCTCCTCCACCAGAACCACCTGGTAATCCATTTTCACTTTCACCTCCGCCTCCACCTCCAGCAGTTGATGTTATTGTACTAAATACTGAAGGAGTTCCACTAGATCCTATTCTAGTAGGAGAACCAGGTGTACCACCAGCTCCTCCAGCACCTATTTGAATTGTATAATCTTGTGCTGGAACTGGTAAAGCTACTGCGGGTGAAGCACCTAAAGGTGAAACTGTATATGATCCTGAAGCTGTACCTGGAGATTCTCTATAACCACCAGCACCTCCACCTCCACCATATCCACAACCACCGCCACCACCACCACCTGCTACTACTAAATAATCTACTGTATTTGAACCTGCTGAATTACCTGCCTTTGTAACAGAAAAAGTTCCTGGTCCAGTAAATGTATGAATTTTAAAATTACCAGAAGTTGTTTCTGTTCCACCTGTTGCTGTAACATATTGAGAACCTGGTGCCTCATCTTGTAAACCTGAATCTGTTACTAACCAACCTTGTGTTGAATCTACAAAAACTAATGTAACAGCTAAACCCTCTACTTCTAAAAATGAATTAATTGTTGAACCACCAATTTTATCTGAACCGTTTTGAACTAACGTTACTTTATTTGTATCAAAAGTTCCTGCATAATCTTTTATTGCAACAACAGCTCCTGCTGTTCCTGCAGGTAAATTAACTGTTACTGCTCCACCTGTTGTATTTACAAAATATCCTTCACCAGCAACCGCTGTGAAAGTTGATGTCTTAACTGTTGTTACCCAAGACGCCGAACCTGTTGCACCAAAGTTTGTTGCTGTACCTTGGTTATTAATTGTTGCACCTGCAGGGATTGTGAATGTATCTCCACTATCTCCTAATGTGACTGTGCCACACGCTGTTCTTGGACTAATTTTATTTACTTTTACTTCACTCATAATTTACCTAACTAAATCTATATCTTATTACTACTATACCAGATCCACCTTGACCACCAGCAAAGCCTCCAGTTGGCCATCCATTACCACCGCCACCACCGCCAGTATTATCTGTTGCATCTCTTCCTTGTTTTCCAGGATTATTATAACAACCACCATTTGCTCCTCCACCAGTTCCACCAGTTCCACCTGAACCACTAGGAGAATAACCACCTCCACCACCACCACCAGCGTAAGCTGTTGGTGTTGAAGTAATACTTGTTGTTGCTCCAGCACCACCAGGTCCACCATTTTGAGGAGGACCACTACTACCACTAGCTGTAGCTCCACCTCCACCACCACCTGTAGGATTACTTGAAGGTCCACCACTATTTCCTTGAGGTGGACTTACAGGAGGTGTGTTTCCAGCACCTCCACTTGAATTTTCTGCTCCACCCCCACCTGAACCTCCAGCTAATCCTGGATTACCAGAACCTCTAGCATAACCCCCACCTGCTGATGTTATACCACCAAAAGATGAAGGACTTCCATTATTACCACCACTTCCTGGACTAGTTCCACCACCTCCAACTACTATTGCATATGCTTGTGCACTAACTGTAACTCTATTTCCTGGTGTTGGATAACCATCTAAAGGACTAGCTGTATAAGGAGTAGCTGGACTTTTTAATTCTCTAAAACCACCTGCTCCACCACCACCTGCTTGTGAATCATATCCACCACTTCCACCACCAGCTACTATCATATATGAAACTATATTATTTGCTGCACAAGGAGCTGCTGAATTTACTGTAAATGAACCAGGACCTACGAATGTTGCAATCTTTGCATTAGCACAATCTGGTGCTGTTACTAAAGTATTACCAACTCCAGAAACTGAAGCACATATAAAAGGAGGAGTACCTGTTTCTGTATCCTCTGCATTTTGAACGTTAACCCAACCTTTTGTTGCATCTACATAAATTAAAGTTAAAGCTTGACCATTTGTTCTTAAAGATAAATCTTGTGCAATTCCACCAATTTTTTCAGAACCATTTGGTGATATTACAAAATTATATGTTTCAAAATTTCTTGCATAATCAGCAAAAGCAACAATCGCTCCAGCAGATCCTGCTGGTAAGTTTGCTGTTATAGCACTTCCTTGATTTATAAAATAACCTTCTCCATTTACTGCAGTAAAAGTTGCTGTTTTAATTGAACTTGTTTGCCAATCTACTAATTGACCTGGACTTCCAAAACCTGTAGCTGTTCCGCTATTAGTAATAGATGCTCCTGATGCAATTGTAACTGATCCACCTGATTGAACTTGAATTGTACCGCCGGCTTGAACTTGTTCTGTTACTCCATTAGGAATAACAACAGTATCACCATTTTGACCCATAGTGATGTTCGTTCCGCATTTGTTGATGATGTTTGAATCATCTGAAACTTTATTTATATTATCTACTTTAATTTTACTTGTCATAATTATTGAAATTTATACCTTATTATTACTATACCAGATCCACCGCCACCACCAGTAGAACAATCGACATAAGTTCCACCTCCACCTCCACCACCAGTATTTATTGTTCCTGCAGTACCACTTCCTGTACTTGCTGGTCCTGGACTGCCTCCACCTGCACCACCTCCACCAAGACCACCTGCTTTAGCACCGGGTGCTGGTTCACTTGCACCACCACCTCCACCAGCAAAATATCTATAACTTCCACAAGGAACTCCCGTAGATCCAAATCCTTGAAATCCACCACCAGCTCCACCTACTCTTGGACCAGTTCCTGCTTCCATAAAACCTCCACCTGCACCAGTTATTTTAGGATCTCCACTTGGATTTCCACCTGGTTCTCCTTGAGAAGGACTTACGGGAGGTGTATTTCCTGCACCAAAATTTCCAGTTGATCCACCTGTTTGACCACCGCCAGATCCACCAGGTCTGCCATATTCTGTTGGAGAAAGAGGACTACTAGCACTTCCACCACCACCTCCACCTGTTGATGTTATGGTTGAAAAAGTTGATACGTTGCCTGGATTTCCTGCATTACCTGATGCTGCACCTCCTGCTCCTACTACAATACTATAACCTTGTGCTGTAACTGTTAAACCTGCGGGTGCATTTCTAGGACCAGCAGGTCCTCCTTGTGGATTAGTAGATGGATTTGCAAAAAATCTTACACCACCTGCTCCACTTCCAGCACCATTTGTACCTCCAAACGGAGCAGTTCCACCACCTGCAGCACCACCAGCTACTACTAAATAATCTACTACATTATTTGCGGCACAAGTAGAAACACTATTTACTGTAAAAGTACCTGGTCCTTTAAAAGTTGCAATTTTGTGATTTGCACTACAAGGTGCAGTAACTAAAGTATTACAAGATCCTGAAACTGATGCACATATAAAAGGAGGTGATCCTCTTACATTAGAAGTTGAATCCATTGTGTTAATCCAACCTTGTGTTGAATCAACAAAAACAAAAGTAACTGATTGTCCTTCTGTATTTAATGTTGCATTTTCATTTAATGAACCAATTTTATCTGATCCATTTGGTACAACTGTTACTTTGTTTGTTTGCCAAGTTCCTGCATAATCTGCAAAAGAAACTATTGCTCCAGCAGTTCCTGCTGGTAAATTAGCTGTTATTACTCCACCTGATGTATTTAAAAAAAATCCATCTCCAGATACAGCTGAAAAAGTTCCTGCTGTTTTTGGAGTTGTATTCCAATCAACAGTTCCCGTTCTACCAAAACCTGATTGTGATGCACCTGTTCCAAGTGTTACTGTATCTCCAGATTCACCTAAAGTTAAAGTTGTTCCACATTGTGGGGCTACTGTATTTACTTCTATTTTTGACATTATACTATTACCAAAGTCCCCGTTACTGTTACAGTTGCGGGAATAGTGATAGGTCCTGCTAAAACTGCACTGTCAATTGTTTGTGTACCATCAATCGTAGATGATTGATTAGGTATAAATTCGTTAGGGGCTGATTGCCCTCCGATGTATTGGATACCATTTACTACTGCCGTCATAATTTCTCCTATGCGCTAATTGTGTCAATAAAAGAAGTAACAATATCTACAGACGAAGCTGTGTTTGAAACTGCACTTAATGTATCGCCATTTTCTAAAACAATTTTTGCACCACCTTGAATTAATTCAATAGCACTATTGGGTGGGATAACAACACCTTTTGCAATGTGTTTGTTTCCACTATTAGTTATGTAAACATCAACTTCAACTGTAGAAGTTATAATATTACAAATTCTAATTCCAATTACTGCATCAAAATCACCTGCAACTAATAAATTAACTGGTGTTGTTCCAACTGCGCCTTGTAAATTGTTTCTAAAATCTTGTGCCATATTTTTTTCCTATTTATAATGCAACTGCCATTGCTAATGCAAAACCAGCTGATGCTGCTCCTATTGGTACTGGAGGTGTTGAAGCATCTAAATACACTGCCTTACTTGCAGGTAGTGTACAAAATACATCTAGTCCACCAGTTGTAAAAACTATTTTTGAAGTGTTTCCTGCAGAGTTACTTATAACTGTAGTTCTCTCTAAAGTAGTAGAAGCCGAAAGAGTTCCTACACCTACTTCAAAATTGTTAGTTCCTGTTTCATAAATTGCATAGTAAGTTGTATTAGAAGTTCCAATACCACTATTAAATGTAATGAAGCCTTGTGCTGCTCCTGCTAAAGTAATATTACCAGTTCCTGTACTAGCACTTGTTTCTTTAACTCTATCATTTATTACTAACGCCATTTATTTTTTACTCCTATTACGATGTTATACTTAATAATGCATCTGATCCAGCAGGTGTTCCTGTAGTTGGATCTGGAAATGTAACTGTAAAAGTTCCATTCGAACATGAAAAGTCTGCTGTAAAATCTAAAACTACAACTAACAAATCATCAGCAGGAGTTCCAGTATTTTTATAAATAGCTGCTCCTCTAGCTGTAAAAGTTGCTGGTGAAGGTGAACCCCATGAAGGATTAGTAGTAAAATCTACTGTTGCAACGTTTGATTGATTTGCAACTGTTCCTGTAACTAATGATAGTGCTGCGTATTGAGTTCCACCTGTTGTAGCAACTTCATAATTAGGTGCTCCTCCAGAAGCGGGACCTGTTAATGCAATTGTACTTGCTGTAGTGTATGCTCCAACATTACCACCATTATTTGTGTACAGTGAAATTTTATATCCAGCTGACGCACCAGAAGTAGTTGTAAAGTTATGATTTCCTTTTAACAATTCCTGCGCAAATGAAAAAGGTACTATATTTGCCATTTTATTTTTTCTCCTTAATTATTAATAACTCGATGGTGACTCGGATTTTAATTGAGTACGAATAACTCCATCTTGATATTCGTCTCGGCGTCTTCGACCTTGTTGTTCAATCGCATACGACATCAGAGCTTTTTCATAAGCTTGATTATAGTATTGTATCATATCTTGGGGTCCTTTCAAGTACCCATATGCGTTTACTAAACACGCATATAAAAGTAGATCTTGATATTTATTTGATAAATAAGTTCCATTTGTAGCTGCTGGAGCAGTTGTAGGATTAACTGTATCTGTTATGCTTACTGGTTCTTTATTATAAGCTAATGTAATTTCATAAAGTTTATCAGGTGTTGGAGCAATTACCCAAAATTCTGTATCCCAATTACCATAATATCTTGGTATTCCTACGGCTTGTGTGCTAGGTGTTGCGTAATATTCAGCCATAAAACTAGTGTCTCTTTGCTCTAAATAAAATTGATCTCCCTGAGTATTAGTTAGTTGAACATATCTAATAAATCTT